CAAGTACCTGCGCCTCCAACCCAATAATATGTGGCCATTCACCATACCTCGATCAAGCTTCTGTCACTGTCGCGACGGCATCCCAGCGATCCGCAGCCGCATTGTAAATGCAACCGACGTACGTTGTTTTGTTGACAGTGGTGGTCGTCGGAAGCGTAACCCCGACCTCCCGGAAAGACTTCGATGAGCCGGTCGTCCACGTCAAAGCTCGAGCCGTTCCGTTGTCCAAGAAGCGGAAGATGATCTTTTGCGCATTGACCGGCGTGCCCGAGTCAGCATTGATCGTCAGCGCGTTAGCTTGAGCCGTCGCGGCGTAAGCATCGAAATCGTCGCTGTCCCAAGCAAGCGGACTGGCAATGCTCGCGGTGCTGCTGACCCGAGGATCGATGCGCTTGTTGGTGAGCGTCTGCGTGTCCGTGGTGCCGACGAGCGCGCCTGTGGGCGCAGTGAGGGACGTGATCCAAGCAGAGCCGTCCGAAACAGCCACACCAGTGCCGGGATAAACAGTCGGTCCCGTGGCGCCCGTATCGCCTGTAGGGCCTGTAGCCCCAGTCGCACCGGTCGCGCCAGTCGGTCCAGTGGCCCCAGTGTCGCCTGTCGCGCCTGTCGCGCCAGTAGGCCCGGTAGCGCCAGTATCTCCCGTTGCTCCGGTGGCGCCCGTAGGCCCAGTGGCCCCAGTGGCTCCGGTATCACCCGTAGGCCCTGTAGCTCCTGTAGCCCCGGTATCACCCGTAGGCCCTGTAGCTCCGGTAGCTCCGGTAGCTCCTGTAGCTCCTGTAGCTCCTGTAGCCCCGGTATCGCCCGTGGGGCCAGTATCTCCGGTACCCGGACCAGTAGGGCCCGTCGCGCCGGTATCGCCTGTAGGGCCTGTAGGTCCACTTGCTCCAGTGGCGCCCGTTGGCCCTGTAGGCCCAGTGTCGCCCGTAGGGCCAGTAGCGCCGGTGTCGCCAGTCCCCGGGCCAGTGGCGCCAGTAGCGCCGGTGTCGCCAGTAGCGCCTGTGGGCCCTGTGGCGCCGGTAGCGCCGGTAGCGCCGGTAGCGCCCGTAGGACCAGTGGCCCCCGTAGCGCCCGTGGCGCCGGTAGCGCCTGTAGCTCCGGTTGCACCAGTCAGCCCAATGGGGCCGGTATTGCCAGTAGCGCCAGTAGCGCCAGTAGCTCCGCCGATAGCCGCAATCTGCGCAGACGTGACTCGAACCGAAGTGCCTGCTTGGACTGCCTCGAGTTGCTCCGTGCCGTTGATGGCAATGGCAAGCGGAAGGTTTGGAATGGTTGTGTTTGCCATGGCCTAAATCCCTGTCTGAGGAATTTTAGTATACCCATACGGCAGTCCAACTTGAGCCGTCACGATGCGGGAAGTCGGCAAATACAAAGACCCGACTGGCGTGGCCGTATTGGACTGGAAGGTGAATTGCGTCCCCGTGGTGACCGTGACGCTGTAAAACCCGGTCAGTTTATTGTTTGAAAGGCCCTGCACCGAAACTTGATCATTGGTGGTGAGGTTATGGGCTGCAGAGCAATTAACCGTAATTTGGTCTGAACCGTTTGACGTAACCGAGATCACGGGCAAAAGCACGGCGTAGGCTTGCGTGCCCTTGAGCGGCATCTGCGCTGCTTGAGTCAACCCAACCGGCGGACCATAAGGCTGAGTCGTCGAGTTCTCGCCAGCTTGAGTCAAAAGATTCACACTGGGAGGAATTGGAATACCCGTCACCGGATCTACAGTCCCGCCGCCTGATACAGACGAGTAATTGATCGAAGCCGCCACAAAGTCTTGTGTTCTGGCATTGATGATCGGAACCGGGTCAGCCGGCACCACAATCGACCGAAGCTGCTGCTGCGGCGTGTCTTTGCAGGGTCTGCAAACCAAAATTCTGATGTTGGCAAGCTGAGCGCCTCGCCAGTCGAACTGCCAACTCAGATCCACCCAGTTGTACCGGAAGCCGCAACGGTCGCAAATCGCATGAGCTTGCGGGTTTGCGGAGTTTGTTTTGGCTCTTCCTGCTCTGGATGCATAACCCATGATCAGGCCTGATAGTAGCTAGAGATCGTGGGCGAGATGTATTGCTGAGCAGTTTCAATGTTCTGGCTGGCAGCAATTTGATAAGACTCGTCAGCAAGGGGCTTCAAGATTTGAATTTTATCAGGAGCCCACATCATGGCGAGTCTTTCGGCAAGGCCAAAAGTGAACGCTTCAAGGAAGTAGTACGGAATCTCGGTTTGCTGGGCATTGATGAATTCAGAATCCTGAATTTGCCGCACTCGGTAATACTTGAATTGAGGCTGAGTTCCGTCTGGAACAGGCCACAACGTGACTTCAGGCGATAACAACCTATTGAACCAAAAAGTTGTCGGAAAGCCCTGCTGGGTCTTGTTTGGGTAGCTTGCGTATTCAGTTCTGCTGATGGGCAGGATTAGCCGATCAACGTTTGAAGATGAAACGGTGCTATCGACCATGTAAGCGTCGAGCATGACGATGGTGTTAGCCGGCACAGAGTATGTCGAAACACCCGCAGTCAAATTGATGGTTTGAAGGTCAACACACCAAAGATTGACGCCCTGACTGCTCCAGCGACCAAGCAGCATGTTGCTCGCCATGCGAGCAGATTCCATGTGCTCTTGAGTGAGGGCGGTATTTCGAATGCCACAGAGATTGAACGCATAAAGCGTCATCTCACCCAGAGACGGATTAAAGGCGTAGGTGCCGCTGGTAGCCATAACGCCTCCTGATTACTTCGGAATTGTGCCGGACTGTACTACCGTCATCCTCGCTGAGCCACTTCCGCTGTTGAGCGTCAAACGAACCCAGCATGGCGTGTAAGTAAAGCCGCCGGTCTTGTTTGTAGACTCACTGACCAAGTTGGCATCAAGGGCATCAAGCCACACCATTTCACCAATGGGGACCGGGCTGATGAACGAATCAGGATCATCCTGCGAGATTTCAACGTCGTAGTTCACAGTGCCATCAACAACGACAGTCACCCCAGTCGGCGAAGGCGCATAGTCGTCAAGACGAAGCCAAGGCGAATCAGCGACGCCGTTCGTGCCAACAACAATTGAATCGTTAGCATTGACGCTTATCGTGACCGAGGTAACAGTCGCAAAGCTTTGAGTGGTTGAACCCGTGCCCCCTGAAGGAATTCCAGTGATTGATTCACTAAAAACTTGACCATTCCAGAGAGTGCCCGTAACTACGAAAGTTGCCGCAGATTCATCGCCCGTGGTGTCAATTTCAACTCGGCGAGGGGCATCAAGAACAGCAACGCCGTCCACTACGGAACTACCAGTAAGATCAATCGGGCCTGCATCCGGGGTTTCAGCTTCACAAATGGCATCAGCGTTTGCGGCTTCAATCGGACCGACAGAAGTAAAAAGAGGTTGAGTCATGGCGATTCACCTATGAAGTTTTCGAGATGTTAGCACTTAACATCCCAACGTTTGAGGGCCAGATTGATTCGGCTATTCGGATCATGCTTCGTCTTGGGTGACGTCAGCTTTTCCTTCATGCCGCACATCCGGCTTCTGAAATTGTCGCGTCTGGCGGCTGCTGCCGGGCTTTTCTTTGCCTCGCCAGAGGTCACCGGACGTTTAATGTTTTGCCCTTGAGCGCGCAACGAAGCGCGGCCCTTTTCGTTTAGGCCGCCCTCTGAGGACTGACCCTCTTTGCGCTGCCATGCTGGAGTCTTTGCCATTTCAATTACCTCAAGGAAAAACGGGGGCACAGAGGCCCCCGTTCTTTTTGCCTTTTCAGCCCAGATTAATCAAGGCTGCCATCGAGCGTGCGGCCCGGCGGCGGCGTGCCCTTGCGAGCAGAAGTGAACGGGTTCTGATCCGAAGAGGCGCGGCCACCGCTTTTACGCGGCTTGCGACCGGCATGCATGTCGGCTTTCTTGCCGTCCACTTTGCCAGCGTGCTTCTTCATCGTCTTCCCGCCACGCTTGCGCTCTTCAGCGGCATCGTTGACATTGGACTGGTAGGTGTATCGAAGGTTTTTCCGACCAAGGTCCTCGGCGGCTTGGTTGACACCGCCGGTGGCGCGCTTGGAACGGCCTTTCATCATCTTGCCTTTCATGTTCAGTTACTCCTTAGGTGGGCACTACGGCGATGCCGGTGGTAGCTGCGGTCGGCGCTCCGCCATCAACACGAATCTGGGCCAGCGACGTAGCGTCGACGCCCCAGTTGGTTGAAGAACCGGAGACCAGCGTGCAGCTCTTCATGAGCAAAGTACCGCCCGCCGAGGCCGCCAAGGAGGCGATACCCGTCAGGTCAGTGCCGAAGCCCAAGAAGGCACAGTTATCGAACTTATTCCAACGGTCGATTGCGGAAGCCGCCGCCGCCGAGAGAACAAGCGTGGTTGCAGAATTGGACCACCATTGAAAGTCGCAACTGATGAACTTGTTGCGAGTTGCCCCGCTCTTAAATTCAACAATTGAGTTCGCGACTGTCTTCTGGACAGTGTCCACGCCAAAAGTACATCCAACAAACGTGCTCTCTTGAGCGCCATCCAGAACCAGCGAACGGCTGGTAGTGGCCTGAGCAGAGGCTGTGTCACCTGCGCCAGCAAAGTGAACATAGGAGTAATAGTTACGATCTCCAGTGTCGACCCAGCAGAGCTGGTTGGCACCACCCGTTGCATACCCACTAAAAGCTTGGAAGTTGGAGAAGTAACAGCCGCTGGCCGTTACGCTCACCAAGGTTCCCGAGCCAAAAGTGGTCAGGGTTGCAGTGGTTTCAGGAGCAAGCCGAGCACGCGGCGAGATCCCAGTGGGGGCGGTCATACCAATCAAATGGCATGCATCCTTATCCCAAACTAGAGTTCCCACCGTTGCAGCCGGATCGCCGACTTGTGCGTTCGCAATGGAGAGGCGTTGAGTTCCAGCAGTCGTTCCATCGCCCACAATGACACAGACATCGTTATTGCCTGCCTGCATCAAAGCGTGAGCTGCATAGATCGTCTTCAGGGGCTCGTCCGCCGATCCCGGGTTGCCGTCATTGCCGTTGACGTAGTCAACGAAATAAAAGCTACCCGAGAACAGCGGAGCTCCCGCCATGCCCATTGTGGGTACGCCTGCGACTTCGAGGCCGCTGAGATTAGTGATACCCATAATGGTTCTCCTTTACGTGGGCAGCGATCCGAAGATCGAGCGCCAGTTGTAGTAGCCGAAGCTGTAACGCTCGTAGCCCTTGACCAACAGGTTGTCGGTGACAAAGTCCACTTGCATATCAGTCTCGAAGCTCACACGGTCCATGTACGACAGACCATCGATGTTGGTCAGCAGGAACCAAGCTCGGGCCGAGGTCAAGAAGTCGTTGACCATGTAGCCCTCAGGCAGGCCGCCTGCAGTCGTCAAGATCGCGTTCACGTCGTTGTTCGCCGTACCCGGACGAAGCTCCGTCTTCGTGAGACGGATCGCTGTCGGTTCGAGCGCAGGCGGAACAACCAGCTTGCGACCACGAGCAAACACCTTCAAGCCAGCCTGATCGCGGAAGTTCGTACGGATCGCGATCATCGCGTTCAGCAGCGAGCTTTCGTTCAGGTCAGCGTCAACCGCAGGACGGTTGGCTACCGTGCCACCATCAATCGGGTGCGAGGTATTGACGAGCGAAACGCCGTCGCCACCAATGGCCGAGTTGTAGGTCTGCGCAGTGTTGAGGATGTTCGCGCCGTAGATTTCCTTGGTCTGCTGGAAAGATTCAATCAGACCGAGGTTCGACGGGTGGAACTGCGTCTTGTACAAGTTGTCGTCAATCGCCTTGCGGGTGATTGCGTAACCAAGGGCAATTTCATTGTGCTCTTGGTTGTACACAAAACGTTCGCCAGCATTGTTGTCGAAGGACGTCTGACCACCCTCAGTCTTTAACTGAGCGAGGCCGAGGTACCGCATTTCAGCGGTGCGCTCGAGAGCCAGCTTCGAATCATGCTTGGTGAAAATCTTGTCGTACTGAGATGGGATCATCTCGTACTTGCCTTCAATCCCACGGAGTCCGGGGAGGAGAAGGTCCTTAATTGCTGAAAGATTGACAGCCATTTTCCCTTACTCCTTAAACGCCCGTGAGGGTCTTGGTTTCGACGTTGTTGAACGCCACAATTACGTAATTGTAGACGCCCGCTTCCGTCCCGTTAGAACCCGGGGGGTTCGTAACAAGGCTCACCAGCTTGAACGGGAAGCCTGCGGTTACCGCCGGAGAAACGGCGATATTCACAAAAGCTCCCGAGATGCCGGTCGCGGTGGACGGAGTGCCATACGCAAACTGTACGTTTGCGCCGATATCAGCAGCAGTAGCTCCGACCGAAGCCGAGCCACCAACCTGAGCAAGGAACTTGGCATTCGGGTCATTGACCAGATAGACCTCAACGAGGTTGCCAGAGGCAACGTCGGCAGCGCCCCAGAAATTGCTCCATACGGTGCGCTTCTGGGAAACCGAGAGGTACTTACAGCCATAAAAAACGCCAGCAAGAATGCCGGTTCCCGGGGTGTCGGGTTTGACACCGCCGGTCGTTGCATCACGGAAAATCGGATCGCCGTAATACATGGCAGCCGTGTCGTAGACGCAAAAGCTTGCGACCTGCTCGTACGTGGGAGCAGAACCGGTGCCCGAAGACTGACGAAATCCGAAAGGCGCAAAAGTATTCGCCATGACGGGTTCTCCTATCGAGAAGCCATCATCGCACGCCGGGGCGACTAGGCCGGGGTTTTACAAAAAACCTCCCGCCGGGGGAGGCATTGGGACGCAAGATAACGCCCTTTTTTCAAAATTGTCAACAAGGCAAAAAAAAGGCGCCTTTCGGCGCCTTCAGTTTTTCTCTAGGGTTAGTCCTTTGGGATTGGAATCGCCTCATAGGACTTTTTGACTTTGATCAACGGAGAGTCTTTGTTTTGCCGTTCAAATTGGCCACTTGGCGCTTGGGCAAGCTGCTGCTCTTTCTGTCGGACCTGATTGATTGCCGCCCTTCGATCAAGCTCCCGCTGCTCTTCGGTTAGCTCAAGCGGGCGCTCCATAAGGATCAGACCTTTACGCTCAATCGCCGCGCTGGCATATCCCTCCGGCATCATGTGCGGATGACGCGCAGCCGGCACTGGTTCCCAGCCCTTACGGGCTAAGCTCACCATGTAAGCCGGGTCTTCCTGACCGAGAACGGTTTTGCGCTTCCATTCGTATGACCAGCCCGGCGGAATATCGCGAGGGTCAATAAAGAACTCGTCAGTACCGTCATCAAGACCGCCTATGTGATTGCGGATCTCTTCGGCACGTCGCGCTGCGCGAGTTCGCGGATCTTCTTCTCGCATAGGTGTTCTCATTTCTGCTCGACGAAGACCAACGTCATCAGCTACTGCTTCCTGCTCTTCGGCAACCTCAGCCTGTGCCGTTGCGTATTCTTCTTTGAGTTTGTCCGAAGCTTCACGAAACTTGCTCATCTTTGGGCGAACTCTTTTAATTTGATCATTCATGATAAAAACTCCTATTAGTTAAGTTTGCCTTCTTTTTGAAGGGC